AACAACCTAGTTTATTGTTTGGCAAGAATCCACCAGCAGACAGTTTGTGATGGTTAAACAATCTCTCATTACCCCAAACAGTCTCAAGAATAAAGCCTTCTAATTCTTCTAACTTATCTGGAGTTTCTTCCCAAATCATCTTGAACTCAAACGATTGCTCACCATGTTTATTCCATGAATGTTGCAAACGCTTGTTAACATGAACACCACGCTTTAATTGATGCTTGTGATGGCTCAACCTATCCGCTACATCAACAGAGCGACCAAAATATATGCCATTACTGACAATATTCTTAATATGATAGATTCCGCTTTTCATGTCTAGGCAATCGCCAAAAAAATAAAACTACCGCCATTTTCGTTGATTTCTGATGGGGCTGTTGAACTAATTTCAAAACCTGCCGAATAAGTATCAATGTAATCTGTGTTGGTAACTTCAGCTGCTGTAGAGTTCAATAAAAGGTAGGGGTCATTTCCTGACACAATACCCCTAGCACTATCCCAGACGTACCACGACCCTGTACCGCTTGTTTTCTTAATGAGGACGAATCTCGCCCCTGCTGTGAAGCCACAATCAATTTGTTTGGTAGTTCCTGTGCCTGTGTATGAGCCTACTTTGGACACACCAGCACAAGTTGCAAACAGATATGCAACGTATGTGTTTCCTGACGCATTAACATCTTGATGGTCATCCACAGAAAAAACTGTAGATGTAGGAGCTGTTAAATTAAAGTAAGAACTATCAGCCGCAGATGCTGTTGTGTTTAATAAACAAACATTAGTCCTTGGTGCTGTTGAAGTTGGAACATAAACAGGCCATCCATTAAATGAAGATGCACTTCTTCGCTTCACAATCATTAACTCAGGTACTACGCCTAAATTGTGCGTCAAAGTTCTTGCACTACCCGTCCCTGTATAGCAAACCTCATCAAAGAAGCTAGGGGCACGTTGAAAAGTCCACGCCACATAATCCTGTGATGAATTGTTTGTATTGTAATTTGCACCTGTAAAAGCTAAATCTTGAGATGCCCAATTGATGCTACCAATAGAGCCTTCAGCATTTGTTGCGTTTGTTTGTAAAGCATTTGAACCTGTCAAACGACCTAGCCAATTTGTATTGTCACCATCACCTGGCCTTCTTCTTACAATATATGAATCAAGAAATGTTTGTGAAGTGTCAATAGTTCTGGCTGCACCAGTTCCTGTATATGCCTGTGGACTAAACACACTAGTCCCACTCGTAGGCACTTTCATCGGGCCTCTGCGAATGGCTATGTAGATGAATGTAGTTGAGCCTGAGAATCCTTTTGCCGTAAACCCTGTTGCATTTGGAACAAGATAGTCGCCAGATAAGACTGTTTCTGCATCACTATAATTTGGGTTTAAAAATGCAAAAGTTGAGTAACTTAACCCACGCATATTGTCATTTATAAACCAATCATTTCCAGCAGATGTTCCTTTAGTCAATAACCATTGAGGCTCATACCCTAAAGATACAGTCGCATTACCGCTACCATCAGTAGTAAACGACCCACACGAAATTACGTTGTCTGTACCAGTTAGGCCAAAGCCTCCTGCGTTGTGGGCGAACAAATACGCAACGTAGTTGTTGCCAGATGCGTTAGCTTTGCCACCTTCTTTTACTGTAAATACAGTTGAAGTTGGCTCTGTATCATTAAAGTAATCAATACCATCAGTTACAGCCGCACCTGTTGAATTTAATGTTAATGTCTTTGTTGCGCCAATACCTCGGTGATATACCAACCAACCATCAGTATCACTAAGATTTTTAATCATTATGCAACCCGGCACAGAGCCAAGGTTGTGTGCAACAGTCCGAGTAGAACCTGTGCCTGTGTAGGTTAAAACATCAAAGAACTTTGGAGCTTTTGCAAAAGACCAACTTGTGTAGGTTTGGCCTGATGCGTTGTAGAAATTGATTGCACCGCCACCGCTAGTAGTGACAGAAAACCCATCAGTTAAAGAGCTTGCCTGTGTAGCATTACCAGCAGCATCTGCTTGACTGTCTGTCGTAGATGGGTCTAGGCGTTTAGTCTGTGTACCGCTGTAATTAAAGCCTCGAGCAGTATCTAAGATGCTGTGTGGATACGCACCAGACCTACTCTTAATCCAAACCATCCCACCTTTGGTAGATAGGTCAATTCCATTGGTGACAGTTTGTGTTCCTGCATTGCCAGAATACAAAAATGTAGAAAAATAATCCTCTATATATTTAGGCACAACAGGAACACCACCACCAAAGGCATCGTAACTAGCCGCACCAGAAGTTGCTTGTAATGGCATGGTTTAAGCCTTAAATTGTGTGTTGCTTGCCAAAACTGTGAAAGTCGCACTACCTGTCTTGATAATGAGATAACGATAGCTATCAATGCCACTAGCATTACCCGCAGTAGGCGCACCGCCCAACCAACGTGTCGTGACACCTGATGTAGTGCCATCAACTTGCACAGCAGAGTTGTAATAAGCAGTAGCACCCTGAGTCACCAAGAAAGCCACAGTCATTGATTGACCTGTACTCATCAACGTATTCAAGGAAGTACCGCTAGAGCCTCTGAAGTTAACTGTCCAGTTAGCACTTGCGTTACTTGTGTAATACAGAACAGACTGAGTTGTAATGTCGTAGTTAATCGTTCCAGTAGCTGCTGTTGCTGATACTGTAGCCACCTCTGCTGCATCGTTTAAGACAATAGCTGTTTTACTGCTAGAGCCAGAAAAGGTGTTTGTGCCTGTAAAGGTTTGATCTGCTGAAAGCACAGCATCACCAGCAGCTGGGGCTGCAAAACCCAATGTGCCAGAGCCATTTGTTTTCAAGACAAAATTGGCCGTGCTATCAGCTGTGGGCAATGTGAATGCCGTGACAAAGCTCTGCAAGTTGGAGTCATAGGCCAGCACATCAGTACCAATGGCCAAGCCAAGTGCTGTCCTGGCTGCTGATGCAGTAGCGCCACCCGTGCCACCTTTTGTGACCTTTAGCACTGGGCCTGCATCAAACAATGCGTCAATGCTATCTAGGTCAGAATTGATCTTCGTTCCCCAGCTGTCGGTGGATGCACCGACTTCGGGTTTGGTCAGCAATAGATTCGTGGTGGTTGTATCAGCCATTTTTCACCTCATGCGGCAATTTGCCATGTTTCACTATTATCAGCAATTGCAGTCCAAGTTTCACTTGAATCACTAATTGCATTCCATGTTTCTGACTGGTCAGAGATCGGTGTCCAAGTTTCTGAATTATCAGAGATCGCACCCCAAGATTCTGCCGTGTCACTTTCTGCTTCCCATTTTAGTCTTGCATTGACCGCCATGGATGATGTTTCTGTGAATGCAATTGCACCAGGCTGCCTGCGCTGCGCATTTACCACCATGACGCTTGTGCCAGTCACAGCAAAGCCAGAATTGCCAATGATGCTGGTGGACACTGTCAGTGTCGATGTGTCAGTGATAGTGGCCGCGCCAATGGCGTATCTTAGACCAGCCACCGCCATGGTGCTAGTGTCGCTGATGGCGGCTGCGCCCACTGCATAGCGCACCCCTGCCACGGCCATGGTGCTGGTGTCGCTGATTGTGGCTGATGCAGTTGTGAGCCTATTGGCCGCCACGGCCATGGTGCTTGTGCCGGTAATGGCCACCGCGCCATCAAAGATTTCATTGGCCTGCACAGACATTGTGCTGGTGGATGTGATTGCTATGGCAGCAGACACATATCTGATGGCAGCCACCGCCATGGTGGACTGGTCATAAATCTCAAATTGTGTATTGGATACAGTAACACCAGCCACCGCCATGGTGCTTGTGTCTGAAATAATTACTTGAGGCTCAAATGTGCCTCTGGAGTAGTTGCCCTTGCCGTAGGAGCCGTAGCCGTAGCCTACCCTCGGATCAGAGTATTGGCCAGCACCAAAATTCCCCGATCCATAGGCTGCCATATCAGGCCAATGTGATGCTCAATGAAGTCGCTGGAATGCGCAAGACATCACCATCATTGATGGTGCGCGCTGTGGTCAATGGCGCCCAGGCTAATAGATTGCCGGATGTGCTTGCATCAAAGATGCCAGCCCAGCCGACTGATCCCCAGTTACCGCCAGAAGCAGCTGCAAACTCAATGGCCGCTGCATTGGTGAATGTCGTGGCCGTGCCAGAGCCGGAGATCGTGCCAGTGACCACCCGTGCGTAGCCGCTGCCAGACACCTCAGTGCCGCCACCCGTGTCGCTTGGGGCAGCCGTGAAAAGGCCAACATACCAGGCAGTGGGGCGTGTTGCAGAATTTGTGGTGAACACCCAGTTTAAAACTAGGTTTTCGGTGTAATCGGTAAAAGATGACATATCAGTCCTTATCCAAAAGTCTTTGCACGGGTCAGCAATGCACCACCAGAAGATGCACCGCGATCATCGGCAGTTTGCGCGTCATTTAAGGCTCGCTCATAGAGTGTTGCCCATGTCTGGATTCTCGCATCATCTTGCAAGTATGGCGCAGCCTGGAGCAATGCGCCATACAGATAAATGTCGGGACTTGAGGCCAAAAGCCAATTGCTTGAGACACTGCTTGATAACTTTGTCAACTTTGCGTAATAGGTCAGCTCGGTGGTGTAGTTACTGTCTGGTGTCGGGACAATTCGGAATTGGCCACCGACCACACCAAAGAATTTGGGCTTGCCGCTGGCCGTGTACTTGGTCATCTCATTGTCCAAGGCATCAATGCTCAAGAATGATAATGGTGTCTGGGGGTTTGTGCTTGTGAGTTTGAGGGATTTAACCTCCAAAAAGTCACTTGGCACTGCGCCATATTGCGCATCAAAAGACGCATTGGCCCTGACGATCATCTGCCTGGTGCGCAGTGTTCTTTCAACTTGTGCCTCGGCCAGAGAGATAAAGTCAGGAATGACAGAAGTCAGGTCTGACCGGTTCAGCCAGTCACCAATGGATGTCTTCAGCTCTGTATAGGTTGTCAGTGCCATTATTGGGCCTCTTTTTCCATCTCTTCTTTCACAATCCAAGTGTGTTCATGGCGAAATTCAAACGTGCCAATGTGGCCAATTTCTTTTGAAACGTCATGGTCGATGTAGACTTTGTAACCCAGCTCTTGAGCTTTCTTACAAAAGAACACATCCTCACCCATGTAGCCTCTGGTGGTCTGCCATGGCATATCAAACCATGGCTCACTCATGCCCTCAAACACCTCGCGCTTGATCAGCATTATGCCAGTGCCAATGCTTCCCACCTCTTCCAATCCAGTGGATTCTGGCATGGTGTAGACCGCCTGGCGCTTGCCGTTCTCATCATAGTTCTGGGCAGTCGGGCCAGTGGGCATTCTGCGCCTGGCACAGTTGGCAGCCACAATCTCTTTGTCGTGCTTCAGCAGCCGCTGGACCATGTCCTGTGGAAAGGTCATGTCCGAGTCAATGAAAAGAATGTGTGTGCAGCCTTCTTTCATGGCATCCAAGCAAAGGTCAGCCCTTTGGTTTTGGATGATCGTGCCTTGC